CGTAAGAGACTCTTTGAGAGCATCAAGGCTGGAGGCAAGGGCGGTAAACCCGGAGAGTGGTCTGCCAGAAAGGCCCAGATGCTTGCCAGAGAATACAAGAAAGCCGGTGGTGGTTACAAATAATGGCCCTAAGAAAGCCGCAGGAAAGTTTGAGGAGATGGACCAAGCAGAAATGGCGGACAAAATCCGGAAAGCCATCAACGCAGGGACCTGAAGCAACCGGGGAAAGATACCTCCCGGAGAAAGCCATCAAGACCCTCAGTTCATCAGAGTATGCTGCCACAACCAAGGCAAAGCGGCGGGGCACAGAGCAACACGTAAGACAGCCTCGAAGCATTGCCAAGAAGACCGCACGTTTTAGAAAGGCTTAAACATGACGACATCAGGAACTACCACATTTAACATGGACATTGATGAGATCATTGATGAGGCCCTAGACATGCTCGGCGGTGAAGCGGACCTTGGTAAGGAGCCCAAGTCTGCCCGTCGTAGTCTTAACCTGATTCTCACCGATTGGCAAAACCGGGGTATCCTCCTCTGGAAGACCGGGCTTGGAACCCAGACTGTCAGCAATGGTCTTGCCTCATATGATCTTGATTCATCCATCATTGACATCACCGAAGCCACTCTGAGACGCAACGGAAATGATATCGAGATGACCCGTATTTCCATGGAGGAATACGAGGAGCTTCCAAACAAGAGCGCCTCCGGTCGTCCAATTCAATATGCAGTCCACAGACAGCGGGACAACATCACAGTTTATCTCTGGCCTGTCCCGGATAATTCAACAGACATCTTCCGGTACTGGAATGTCAGCCGTTATGAAGACTTCACGAAGTCCGTGGACACTGCTGATGTCCCCTTCCGTTTTCTTCCATGCCTTATCTATGGTCTGGCCTATCATATGTCAATCAAGCGTCCCGGTGTCCCCGGTGACAGGGTTCAGTTCCTGAAGCAGATCTATGAAGAAGCCCTGATGAATGCCATGGAAGAAGACCGAGAGCGTGCCTCATTCAGAGCTATCCCCTATCTTCGGGTTGTCTGATGTATAAAAAATCACCTTGGTTCATCAGTGACCGCTCCGGTTTTCGGTTTCCCTATGATGAAAGAGTCAAGGAAAGCACCGGAATGGTTGTCCACATTTCCGAGACTGATGGGGCCTATGATCTCAAGAACCATCCACAAAACAAGGCTCCCCGTATTGGACCTCGCAGAATTCTATGGGATGCCCGGCCAGAAGTTTCGGTTACTGCCAATCCAACAGAATGGAATCCTTCAATGACCACGTTTGTTTCAAATCTTAACGAGGTGGTATATTTAACTAATATCACTGGGACGATTCAAGGTGGTACTGTAAAGATCAGGAGTTAAAAAAACAATGGCTATTTCACAGGGAATGTGCATCTCATTCAAGAAGGAAGTCCTCCTTGGTGAACAGGACTTTGATGCAGATACATTCAAGATTGCCCTATTCACCAGTATTGCATCTCTGAGCAATGGAACCACGGTCTATAGCACTTCAGCAGAAGTCTCCGGTGCCGGGTATACAGCCGGTGGAAACATCCTGACTGGCGTCACTGTAACCACGGATAGTTCTGTAGCCATCGTAGATTTCAGCGATAGCACATGGACATCAGCCACTTTTACCACACGTGGTGCCCTTATCTATAACTCTTCAAGATCAAACACTGCCGTGGCAGTCCTTGATTTTGGTGGAGACAAGACTGTGGAAAACGGTACTTTCACCGTTCAGTTCCCAGCCGCAGCGGCCACGACAGCCATCATTCGTCTGACGTAATAGGGGGGCCTCGGTATGGCTCTCGTCGTTAAAGACAGAGTAAAGCAGCAGACAACCACAACAGGAACCGGGACTCTCACCCTAAGCGGTTCCTATACCGGCTTTGACACTTTTTCCCAGATCGGGGACGGCAACACGACCTACTATGTCATCACTGATGATGTCACAGGCGACTGGGAAGTAGGTCTTGGTACTTATACGGCAGCCGGAACAACCCTGTCCCGTGATACCATTCTGGCATCTTCCAATGCAGGAGCCGCCATCGATCTTGCCGCCGGAACCAAGGTTGTCTTCTGTGGATATCCCGCAGAAAAATCTGTATATCTTGATGATTCTGGAAACCTTGGAATCTCCGGCACTGTCTCTGCCACCGCTTTTACCGGTGCCACAGTCACGGCCACTTCCAATATCCATACCCCGTCTATCTCAGCCACAACTATTTCTGCAACTAATATGACTGCGTCAGGTAATGTTAATGCAAACGTTGTCTCGGCCACGACCCTCCTAAGATCGGGATCACAAGTTGTTGCCCCTATTGTCTCGGCTACTATTATCAGAGCAGCTTCGGAAATGATTGCTCCTACAGTCTCAGCAACTAGGGTTGTCACCACCTCGATTACCACAGATGTAGTTTCAGCAACTAATGTCTATGCAACCAGTTTTATTCAAAATGGTACAGCCCTTGCGCCTCCGGGAAGAGTTCTTTTACTAAATAATGAATGGAGTACTGGAACACCTTCACAAGTAACCTTTGAAGACACAGATGGAATGGATTGGTCTACCTATGAGTACTTCGAAATAGATTTTGGTGGTTATATAACAAATAGCTGTCGTATTATATGTACTTTTAGCCAAAGTGGTGTATATCAAACAGGTGGAACTGATTATACTTATGGTAATACAGGAATATCCTTTACCGCCTCTCTAGCAAACGGCACATCAGCAATCAATATCCCAAATAGCGGAAATGAAATTTATAAGGGTGGTGTTCAATATAATGAACAATTTCATTTAAGAGCGACTCTTCATCCTATTATTTCTGATGGTACTAATATTTTAGGGCCTTTTCTACATTGGTCTTTTAATGCAAATAGAACTACTTCAGGTAATAGAGGGCATGCTAATGGTTCCGGAGCTATGCGAAACTTAGATGCTACACCAATTGATGGAATAAAATTAGCTCTAAGTGTCGGGACAATGAATGAGGGCTGGTTTCGAGTCTGGGGAATTAGATAATGACACGTATTAGACTGACAGGGCAGGGTGAGTTTGTCCCTCTTTCAGCAGAGGAGGAAGCTGCGGCTGATGCAATAGAAACATTAGATGCTAAAGAAATTCCGATGAAAGAATGGCAAGAAGCAATGCTTGCTACTGATGTTTTTATGACCCGTGCCATAGAAGATTTAATTGATAGTCTACTTTCTTCAGAAATTGTTACTGAAGATCAACTGTCTGCAAAATTAATAGAATTCCGAACACTCAAGAAAAACGAACGTAATAAGAAGCCTCAGCTTTAATTTAGGATAACTGATATGGCTTTCTCAAACGCTTCCTTCTCTCAAGTACCATATTCAACACTTGTCCCGATTGACTCTGTTGTCACAGTCACCGGTGTTCAGGGTAACTTTGAACTTGGCATTGTCAATGCTTCCCCTCAGACAATCATCAATGTAACCGGCTTTACCCTTACACTTTCCCTCGGCTCTACCCAGATTCAGGTTTCCCCGGATGTTCCCGTCACCGGGGTTTCTGCCGCCTTTGAACTTGGAACTGTCCAGATACAGTCATCCTTCATAGCCGAAGTCTCTGGAGTTTCCGGAGAATTCAATCTAGGCTCTCCCTCGTTTATCCTGAGCCCCGTCATCGGGGTATCCGGGGTATCCGGAACATTCTCTGTCGGAACCGTTACTCCCGCCGTATCACCGACAATTCAAGTTACCGGGGTATCTGCCGCCTTTGAACTAGGAACTCCGACTCTGGAGGTTCTGACTCTCATTGAAGTATCCGGTGTATCTGGTGAACTCGCCCTTGGTTCCGTTAATCCGGCCATTGAGGCAACCGTGATTGTAACAGGGGTTCAGGCCCGATTTGAGACCGGACGTATCTTCTTCTGGTTCCCTGTCCCGGATGTAACCACCAACTGGAACGGGGTAACCCCGGTATCCACCACATGGACTGATAAAAACCCAGTATCTACCATCTGGAAATCTGCCGCCTAATTGGCCTCTAATTTAAGATATGATAGGATCATCGTATGGCTACTGTAACCTATTCATCCCTTGTCTCAGCAATTCAGGAAACTGCGGAAAACACAGGTTCTGAATTTGTCGGGGCCATTCCCAACTTCATCTCCAGAACAGAGAAGCGCCTGACCCGTGACATCGATCTTCAGGGATTAACCAAGTTTGCCACCACGAATTTCGTGACAGCAACCCCAATTTACCAGAAGCCAACCAATGCCCTCATTGTAAAAAACCTGACTATTACCAGCGGGGGCTCCAGAATCAACCTTGTCATGAAGACAAAGGAATATCTAAATGACTATTGGCCAGACAGAACCTCTGTAGGCGAGCCACGATACTATGCCAACTATGGCACAGAACTCCTCGTTGCTCCGGCTCCTGCATCAGCATATCCTGCTGAAATTTCTTATGTAGTGGAACCGACTGCTCTGGCCTCTTCTACACAGGAAGAGAACTATTTTACCCAGTATTGTTCCAATGCTCTTTTCTATGGATCAATGGTAGAAGCAACGCTCTTCATGAAGAATCCCACTGCTACAAACATCTGGGAATCTTTGTACGTTAGAGAAACCGCAGCCCTCAACAATGAGGCCCGTAGATCCCGGAGAGACAGCATGGCTATGCCTGCCAGTCCTGCCGGGGGTCCCAACACTTTAACAGGAAATAACTAACATGGCATCAACCTATACAACCAGAGTCCGTCTTGAGAAGCAGACCCCCGGTGAAAATGAGAATACATGGGGCACTATTCTTAAT